GGCGTTTTCAACGTCTTAGGCACCGATATGACCTTAACGGGCATTTCGGTGTCAGGTTCGAGGATGTTTACCTCGTCGAGAATCCCACGAAAATGGAGATTCGGAACGAGAAACTCGTAAGAGGGGAAGACCCCTTCGAGTCGCCGGGTCCAAGTCCGAAGCCGATACTTACCATTACTGGTAAGACCATCGGCCACCGAGCCTGGGCCATGTTTCGGGAGTACCTGCCCATAGTAGACATCCTTGTCCACTTGGGTAAATACATCTCGAAATAGCAAACGGGCCACACTTTTGAACTCACTGTAATCTTCCTTAGTGAGTTCACGGTCCGCTTGGCGAACATCCTTCTCACACTCGACGTAGCCTTGTATCGCTGCTCGTTCCCTTGCCTTTGAGCAAGGAATTAGCAATTTGCCAAACATCAACGTTAGTTGACGAATGGCAATAATTGAATCGACACAAGGCATATCGAGCAACACGCCACTTCTCCGGTCGAACACACGGGAGAGATAACCTCCGAGAAATCGGGGGAGACTCCCATCCTTCTCAAAAGAAGGATGTGTCCCGGCCCAGCCTTGGTCTAACCACTTTTGGGTGGCCTTTCCAAGGTCAGGCAGGATTATCGTGAGAAACGATAATCCCTCATGTTCAGACCGCCTGCGAACGGTATTAATGTCCGCAGTGGCGCTGGTGCAGCATCGGATAGCAGATTCCTCTGCTATCCTGGACCAGAGTGACATTAGGCTTTTCATTGACCCTCCTTAAAGAGGTAATCAATCCTTAGCCAGTGACACTCACCTACCCACAAATACTGGACTTATCACCCAGTATGTAGGAATACATCCCTACGCTCCATGTGAGTAGACCATTAAGGTGCCAAAGAAAAGGCAGCCATACGGTGATCGGCAACAGCGGAATCATTCTGCTTTCTCATCATCGATGAGTCTACAGATGAAATCGCCATTGTCGCCGACATACAAACGCATCCGGTGATAAACACCGGATTTGAATGTAGTCGGAAACCGTACAAGCGATCCCGGAGTCGTGACAATCTCAATCTCTGTCCGGTTAAGGGCAGGGTGAGAGAAAGAAACGAAACCAGGAACCCCGCTACGACTCTCCACCAAGAAGCTTGGTGATGAGCGCATCGGAACTTGCTGTATACAGGGTTTTGAATCCTGTATAAACAGCAAGAGCTTCCGCGGCCGTATAGCCCGCCGGTGGGATGTCAAAGACGATGTAGTTACTCATCGAAACCTTGACATTCTCCGACGGACGAAACGGATCCGAAGTAAGCTTCGAATGGTTGAC